CTTCTTGTATGATACTAGTTGAGCAAAAAGTGATGTCTTCATAAGTACCAAACTTCACAAATTTAGGTATAAGACCTAACTGTGACCAAATAGTTGTTACTGCTTCTTTAGTAGTAGGTATTATGTGTTTCAAGAATATAGCAGTGTCATCTCCACATACATCTATACAGTAATCATCTTCATCATATCCAGCAGCTTGTAAAACAAACTGCATCAATGTTGACATGATTAATGTATTTGAGAATGTTGTGTCTGGTGACCCACTAAATGTAGTACTGTCTATGCTTACATCTGCCAGGCTATATGTTTTACCGTCTATATAAACTTTTGCTATTAATCTTCGCATTCTTTGTGTAGATACTTTTTTGAAAACGGATGGGTCTACATGATGGATGAGATTCTTGGAACACAAATAGTCATACAGTTTAAACACCACATATTTCATGTGGTACTTAACTGATGTGTCCCAAGCACTGCCATCCAAATCCATGGTGTAAATGTAACCATCTTTGTATCTTTGTGCGTATATGTTCTCTATGTCTTCCCAATTCTTGGCTATCTTGCCCTTGTAATTGATTTTATAACCATGTATCTCTGAAAATGTACGTTCCAGAGCCCAAATTACGGGACCCATAACATATTTAACATTTGGTGGGCAAGCTGAAATTGCTCTATATTTCGGCATTTTGTCCGAAATAATCTGTTTTTCACGCTTGCCAAACAATGTGTATGTGTTATTAGTTAAAACATTCTCTGGTACGTTGGTATCGAAATATTTATCCACCTCTTGCTGTTTAGATAGAGATGCTAAATGATTGTACCACTCATATTGAGAATATTTAAATCCTTGCAACCTGGTCTTGATTTTTTCAAAGTATTTGTCGATCCATTGATGATATTGTGCAACTCTCAAGTAATTAACATCACCAGTGAATCGCAATTGGCGATACATTGCAGTTATTAATCCTTTAGGGCAATTGTTGTAGATCACGATGGGTTGGTCGTTCATAGCTGTATGTAAAATTTTTTTAGCAACTGGCATTCTGACTTTTTTGCATTGGCATGGTATGTCATTTATATCAATTTGTATTTTGTAGGGTATCTTGTTTTTCACATAGTTGCTCACATCTTTATGAGCAAATTGGAACAACTTATGGTGTGGATCTATGTAGTAATTGTTCATTTCATTTTGCAAGTCTACATGATCACATACACCATATAGTATTGTGTCAGTTTGTGGACCACTGACACATGACCAATATTTTCAATGATTCAATCCGAAGATTGAATTGATTTTCTTAGAAAGGGTGAAAGAATTTCTATCATGTTCAGTCAGTTGTTCTGTTTTAAATGTGTTGAAATCATAACTGAAGAGTGTGTCGAGGATTTTCTGTCCTATTCCTTGTCGCAGTGTTGTCAATTGATCATTCTTGTAGTGGGCTAACTCTGCTACTGCTTTAGATTCACTTAGTTTGAGTAAAGCGGCTTCAACTTTCAGTGTTTGTTTTATTGCATGCTCTATTATTGGTATACCATATTTGACTACATCTGATTTTATAACATTAGATAATAAAGTTATAGTCTCTCTCATATTGGTTTTCATATCAGTACCTTTCCTAGACAAGGCCTGTATGGCTTTGTTAATTATGATATCCGAGACAGCATAATTATATCTTATAGGTTGAGTTTTACCGGTCTGCCACGTTGTGGAATCTAGCAGTTTGAAGTTAACGTGTTTTACATCAGATACCAGAAACTCACCATTCAGATAAGTAACAAAGACGGCTTCATCGGTGCCACCGTTCTTCAAATAGTGGTTCTCTAATGGTTTGTCAATGTATTTAGTCTTGATATTATGGATTTCTGGTATTTGTTCTGTGGGTTCTACCACCTCTTTTGTTACGTTATTGAATGATGTATTGGTGGTAAATCTTTTTACTAGATTTGGTTTTGCAGGAGTTAGCGTTGGTTCAAACAATGCGACTTGATTGTTTGGTATTTTTGA